CCAGTTGACATCCAACATCAACACTGTGGGTGCCAATATTGTCACTTACAAGGACATGATCAACTTCATCTACGCTTTGCCGCAGCAATATTGGACACCGTCAGCCCGCCTGATGATCAGCCCAATCCTGCTGGCTGGTATTCGTGGTATGACTGATTTGCAAGGCGCACCAATCTTCAATCGTAACGAAGGTCTGTCGGTCGACGGTATCGTCGGTCAACTGCTGGGCTTCGATGTGGTTGTGAACAAGTACTTGGATACTCCAAGTCAGGTTGCAGTTGCTGCTGCCGGTACTGTTTCCAAGTACCCGATGTTCTTTGGTGATTGGAGCCGCTTCCATACCATCATTGACCGTCTGAACATGGTGATGCGCCGTTATGACCAGACCCTGCCGGGTTACATTACTTTCTTCGGAGAAAAGAGGCTTTCAACCTCAGTTCGTGATCCGATTGCTGGTGTGCGTTATCGCTCGACAGCAACTGCTGCGGCCTAAGTAGTACTAGGGGGGGCCATTCGGTTCCCCCCTAACCAACTGGAATTGAATTATGACTATTACCATCACTGAACGAATTCTCTCCGGCATCAAGCAAACTATCTCCACTGGTGAGAAAGTAACGATTGATCTGCGAGAAGCAGCGGGATTGACCGGAAGCGGTGATGGTCTAGGCGGTCGAACCTATTTTGATAATGCGTTTGCTGCACTGCGTTTTGCTAATCCTATTCGCGCCGTATCGCGGGTAGTCAAGTACACTGGCTCTAGCGCAATGTTTGTTGCCAAAACCGGCAATGCTGCAAGCCAGACAAATCCTTGGACTTACACTTTCACACCCGACAGTGGAACCCCAGGTACAAATACTACGATTTGGCAATTGCCAACTCGCGTTATTACTGCCCAGTTGCCAATCCGCACTGCGGTGATGTCTGACGTTAACTACCTCAATGAAGCAATTGTCCAAGACTTGATGATGGAGTTTGCAAGCATTGAGGGTGCCTCGATGGTGCAAAACAATGACCAAGCTGGCTCGACCACAACGACCACAGGCGGCACCAATGGCCTGCGTGGGCTAGACTATTACACCAGCGCAGCAGCATCAGCCTATGGCACCAGCGGTACTGCTATTACAAATGGCATCCATAGCATAGCAACCAACAGCAAAGCTGGCGCTCTTATTTATGATGACATTGTTAATCTGACAGACATTTTCCCGCCGCAATACTGGGCACTTCCTGGCAATGCTTGGATGATGCACCCAGACACGATCCATGATTTGCGAAACCTTGGGCCAGCAGGCGCCATCAAGCAATTTGCTGAGGTTGGAAATTCAGAAGGCGGCGCAGTAGCGTACATGTTTGGGTTCCCGGTAATTCCAAATGCAAATATGGATGTAATAGGCGCAGGCAACTTCCCCATTTATCTTGCCAACTGGCCCTTGTTTATGACCATTGCTGATGTAGAAGAAATGACCATCCAAGCAATGGAACAGACAAGCCCAGGCTACATTACCCTTTATTGCGAAAAGCGTCTGGTTTCTACCGTTCGCAATCCCTTTGCTGGTGTGCGTTTGGCGAGTACCTAATCATGGCGGCTGAAGGTCTCTCTGGTTATCCTTATGCCGCGACTACGCGCAATCCGTTCAACTATGTAAAGTTTGAGCAGATTTCGCGGGATGTCACGACAGCGTGGCTATCTCTAGCGCTCATCACAAATCATCTGAATTTGTTTGATGACACTAGCCAGGACACCTATATCTCGTCGCTGGAACTGGCGACCCGGTTTGCTATTGAAGACTACCTGGGTCTGTCTATTTATCCGGTGACCTACCGGGTCTGGTACGGCCCAGAAGGCCTTGTGGCCTCGCCAACCAGCCTAGACCTACCGGAGGTCAGCCAGAACTCCAATAGCTCCCTGCCGGGCGTTACGATCAGCAAGGTGGCGTACTACAACTCGTCCAACGTCCTGACTGTTGTTAGCCCAAGCATCTATTACTATGATGCTTCCGGCAACAAGGTGATTGTGAGCAGTCTGCCTACCGACATCAACTCGGACATGACGGCTCCGATTATTGTTGAGTACAGCACGGTGGCTAACCCCATCCAGACCTACCCGGTAGTTCAGCAGGCTGCATTGTTGCTGTTGACGCATCTGTACAACAACCGCAGCAACACTACCAATATCATGCAGAAAGACATTCCATTTGGCGTGTCTACCTTACTGCGGCCTTACAAGCCGCTGGTCATGTAGTATGGGTATCGCTCGTTTTGAGAACATCTCGGTCAATAATCTGACGTTCGGGGCGAGTGCGTTTGGTGAGCAGTCTACGACTGAGACCCTGTGGTTTGTAACTCGGGCCAGGGTAACGGCAGTAAAGAACTCATTGAACTTCTCTGAGCATTACCGACTTTACCAAGACCTGACAAATTTCACGCTGAACTACACGCCCAATACAAGGCTGATGGTAGACAATCAAAATCTGTACTCCATCACATGGCGCAATAAGGCGTGGCGCATTGACAACATTAAAGAATCTGACGACCGTATGACCGTCCTGTTGCTTTGCTATCGTAATGACCCGGTGACTGCGGTATGACTACGCAGCTTAATCCTGTCAACTATGCTCGAGCGATTCAGGCGCAGTTGGCATCTATTGTTACGCCGGTGCCGGTTTATGCGGCCTTTAACCGCAACTTTGCGACTCAGCCTAACTTTATTACATGGATGTTGCGTAACGTCCATCAGCCTGTTTATACCGGGTCTACTCAATCCGTTAAGGGTATTGATACCCCAACTTTCCAGATCAGCATTTTTACCCAAGTCATTGAAGACGGGTTTACAATATCGAATACGATCCTACAATCGCTTCACGGCTATAGTGGATTGTTCGGTGGCGCAACCTATGGGTTCCAAATCTCAAAAGCTGATGTGATGTGGCTATACAATTCGTATGACAACGAAGAGAAAATTGCTCAAGTGTTTTTAGACTGCCGGTTGGATATCCCAGCCTAACCAAGGACGTATCATGGCTCTGCCCAATAAAATTCTCCCCGGCTTTAGTGCATCCCTGTATGCACAGCCATTGGCCGCTCCTACGGCATTGACGCTTGCTCAACTGTCTACCCTAGCCAGCGTTGCGGGTATCGCAATCTCGGGCAATCTGGTGCCAGTGGAGGCTATCCCAGCCTTCGGCCAAGACGATGCCGTTGCAAGCTTCTCGGTTGCCGGGTCGCGTCAATCGGACAAGATTCCCGCCCAATCGGCTCCTACTAGCCTGACCATCAGTGCCGCATGGAACCCTAGCGATGCCGTTCTCCTGCTGGTGCGCGGCGATGCTTATAGCGGCATTGTTGACCGTACCTATGTGGTTGCTGCCGTTGACGGCACCAATATCATCTATTACGCATTCAATGCCCGCGCATCGCAGTGGCAAGTGGACGCCCAGCCGGGTGCAGAATCTAAAGTGACTTTCACTTTGAATCCCCGTGGCAATCTGTACGGTTGGTCTAACAACGCCTAATTGGAGTAATGAATCATGGCAGCACCTAATGTAATTCTTCCTGGCTTTAGTGCCTCAATGTGGATGCAGAGTGGCGCTACGCCCTCGGCATTGTCTACTGCTAATCTGTCAGTCTGGGCAGCACAAGTTGCAACTATTGTTGGCACGGTCGCCAACGGTACTGGCGCTGCTGGCGTCCCATTGAATGTCGAGGCAGTCCCGGCATTCGGCCAGGATGACGCAGTGGCAAGTTTCGGCGTTGCCGGCTCACGCCAATCAGACAAGATTCCGGCTCAGTCGGCTCCTACTTCGCTGACTATTAGTTCAGCGTGGAATCCGTCAGACGCTGGCCTGCTGCTGATTCGTGGCGATGCAACCAGCGGCGTGATTGATCGGACTTTCGTTGTCGCAGCAGTTTCTGGTGCAACAACCATTGCCTATGCTTTCAACGGTCGCGTGTCGCAGTTCCAGATTGATGCCCAACCCGGCGCTGAAGCGAAATGCACATTTACCGTGCATCCTCGCGGCAATCAATATGGCTGGAGTAACACATAATGCTTGAAGCTATCCTTGAAGACATGATGTCCGGCTACAAGGATTTGGAACTGTTTGCTTGTCATCAGCAGGTTAGCCTCGATGAGGTTGAAGACCTGCTGGTGATGATGGAACCAGATACCGCTGAAGCTGTATGTCTCCGCATCTTGCTGAAGTACGCAAAATGAAATTTACCGCCAGCATCGCATCAGTAGACCCAGTTGCACAATTTACTATGTGCATCCTGCATAGCGTCACTAGCGCACATCTGTTGCACTTGGGGACGCGAAGCTACTCAGAGCATAAGGCTCTGGAGGACTACTATACGTGTGCTGGCGATCTGATTGATTCATTTGTGGAGGCCTACCAGGGTCGCTACGGTCTGGTGTCCGGGTTCCCGGCAGGCTATGAACTCCCTGATGGCGCTTTGGCGTACATCACATATTTGAAGAGCGAAACGGAAACCTTGCGGCGCAAGCCCAATTTTCCGCAGGATACAGAACTACAAAACATCGTTGATGAGGTCGCAGGTTTGATCGATTCAACACTATACAAACTACGCTTCCTCTCCTAACCAATGTCCACAATACAAAACACAAACGATCTACTAGGCTTTCTCTTCCAGCAATCCCAGACTCGCGGCGATTGGTTCGGGTATACACAACAAAAGATGACCGGCATCAGGTTGTGCCATGAAATTGCAGCGAGGCATGCCGACATCATGTCGCCGCAAGATGTTGTAAAATATGTCGTTTCCTTAAATAAATTTATCTACACTGACCTAATCATGGGGCAACAATGACACGACTCAATTCAGCTTTTGGCGACACTCAATCGCTTCGCACCAAGACATTTCAACTCGGCGGTCATACATTCAAGGTTCGCATTCCGCTCTCCAAAGAGATGGAAGAACTGCAAGCCCGGATCAATACCGGCGACCCAGAGAAGATCAAAGAACGCTTTGAGAAGCTGACAGCAAGCTTCAAAGGCAAAGAGATTGACGGCGTGGTGGTCAGCGATGAGGATGTCGTTGTCGATGGCCGGTCTACGCAAGAGCTTGCGCGAACCATCCTGATGATGGAGACCCGCATCATTGAGTTTATCAAGCTGCTGGTTCCGGAAGCCGGCAACCTTGATGACATCACGTATGAAGAGATCGAAGCTGAATGGCCTATGGCCGTGCAGTTGGACATGACCGAGAAGATCGCTGAAGCGATTCAGCCTGGGTATAAGGACGCTCGAAAAAACTGATCCAGGACATTCACCTACAAGCGAGGGCATATATTTATGCTCACGGTGGGTGTCCTGATCTTGTTCCGTCAGACGACATGCGGAACATTCAGATTCTTCTGAGCGATGGGTACATTGGAAATAAGGCGGTGCTGCTGGCATTGAGTTCGTTGACAACAGGCAATCTGAATTCAAAACTGAAAACATCGTCCCAACCGTACACCATGAAAAATATCCTTCCATCCATGCATGACTACATTATCCCGCCCTTGACGGACGAAGATAAGCGCATGCAAGCCAATCAGCAATTGCTTGGTTTCTTGGCAGCGCGGCCAGGAGCGGATGCATATGGACTATCCCAATAAAACTGTAAAGCTTGAAGGCTTTGAAGAATTTGAAGAGCAATTACTTGCCTTTGGAGAAAGCTTTCGAGTAGACAGCATTGCCCGCCAGACTGTCGTAAAGGCAGCGCTGGCCGCTATGGCCCCTGTGCTGGCCCAACTGCAAGTCACTACCCCCTACGACCCCAAGGGCAAAGGCCCAATTCACTTGCGGGATACGGTTCGCCTGGACGCTCGGATTCCTAGTTCATTTGATAGAAAATCCAACTTTGTCAATGAGACAGATGCGGCCATAGCGGTGGCCTCTGTTAAGAAGAGCGCGGTTTCCTTGGCAAATGAGTTTGGCACCAAAAGAATGGCAGCGCAGCCATTTTTGCGCCGTGCTTTGTACAGCAATATTAATGCCGTATTGGATATACTCAAGGTTGAACTCGGCTCCAAAATCCCAGAAATGGCCGCTAGGTTGGCTAAGAAGAGAAAATAATGGCATCAAACAACATTGCTCGACTTGGTGTAGTCCTCGGGATCGACACGGCAGAATTCACTGCGGCTATTGATCGGGCCAGAGCAATTACCCGGCAGATGGGCGCTGAGATGAAGCGCGACATGGATGCCGCTGCTAAAGAAATAGTTCGGCTTGACCATGCTACCAGTGACTATGGCAAAACCCTGACTCAGGTTCAATTGGTTGAGCGGGAAATGCATAGTGGCCGGTACAAGAGTATTGACCTTACTACTACGATGCGAGATCGGCTGCTTGCTGCCGCTGCTGCATATGATGCAGAGGCCGCTGCGGCAACCAAGGCAGCAACAGCCGCCGCCGAGGCTGACGCTAAAAAGAAGTCCATCAAAGACGCAACTGACCAAGGGTTACGCGAACTTCAATCAATGAAGTATGCGATGGAGGATTACGGCAAATCCGCTACTAAAGTTACGCAAATGGAACGGGCATTTGCTACGGGCCATTTGCAGGCAGCATCCCCAGAAGTCAAAAAAGAATTGCTTGCACATGCTGCGGCAATGGACAAGCTGGCTGGTTCCACCAAGGTAGCAGCAACGGCCCAGACTGGTTTGACCAACACCCAAAAGCTGAACATCAATTATCAGCTTACTGACTTTGTCACCCAGGTTGCTTCTGGGCAGTCTGTAATGATTGCAGCGCTCCAGCAAGGTGGGCAGTTGAAGGACACCTTTGGTGGCGTTGGCGGGGCGCTCAAGGCCTTGGGGCAATTCTTTACTCCAGCAATAGTGGGCTTTGGCTCTTTGGCGGCAGTGATTGGTACGGTTGCCTATGCAGCTTATTCTGGACATGAAGAATTTAATGCATTAAAAGATTCAATTGCATTGACGGGCAATTATGCCAAAGTCAGCGTTGACGATTTTTATCGTATGTCTGCCGCCATAAGCAGCACATCTAGAGCTTCTATTGGAGAAGCAAAAGATGTCATGTCCGCCATGATTAGCTCGGGGCAATTTACCAAGCAATCATTTGATTCAGTTACTAAAACAATAATTACATTTTCTCAATTAACTGGTTTATCAGCAAAAGACGCTGCTGACAAATTGATTCCGTCATTAGATGGTACAGCGCAGTCTGCGTTGCGATTGAACAATCAATACAACTTTTTGTCTCTTGCTCAATACAAACAAATTTCTGCTTTAAGCGCAGCCAATAAACACCAAGAAGCAATTGTTCTTACTACTGATTTGTTGACGCAAGGATGGCAAGGAAACCAAAGGCAGCTTGGCTATCTTGGACAAGCTTATGAAGCAGCAGGAAAATGGGCTAGTGAATTTTGGGATAAAGCTACAGGCATTGGTAGACCGGAAACGCCAGAAGAAATAATAGAAAGACTTAGTAAAAAGATTAAAGATTTACCAAAATCAATTGATTATAAAGTTTTTAAAGCATTTGGAATGAGCGATGCTAGTATTACTAAACTATTGGCTGGTAAAGAACAAGAAGAAATTGATAACGCGCAAGAAACAATTCGACTTGTTAATAGATCAAAAGCACAAGTAAAAGCAGAAAAAGACCTTGTAGCTCAATACGAAGCTGAAAAATCACAACGCCAACAGAATGCTTCCGATCTTGCTAAAGCAGAAATTGCAATCCGTTATGACGCAATGCGAATTGGCGCTAACGATGAGCAACGGTTAAATATTGATTTTGCTCAGAAAAAAGCAGAGATGGTTGCTGCTACCAATGCAAAAAATATTCAGCAAGAAAACAGATTTCAAATAGATAATGAAAAATTACTTAACAAACAATTGTTTAGTCTTGCTCTTCAGCAGCAAGAAAAACTTAAACAATTAAAACTACAACAATACATTAATGTATGGCAAAAGAAACAAGCTGCAAAAGAAGCATTGCAAGCAGAACAAAATGAAATTGATGCATCTAATGACGCATTGCGAAAATATACAGAAGAAGCTAAATTAAAAGACAAGATGTCCGAAAAGGAAATCTCTCGCGCTCAAGAATTGTTCATGATTGAAAACTCCGGGCGATCCATTCGTACTGAAGACCTTGCGCTGGAAAAAGAAAAGTTTGAGATTCGCAACCGTGGCGCGGATAAGCTTGAAGAGATTCAAAGGAAGCATGGCGATTATGAAATTGGCGAGGCAGACAAAGCCAAAGAACGCGCCAAAGCCCTTACCGCAATCGAAATCCAAGCCGCCGAGGAGCGCAACGCCCGCCTCAAAGAACTCCGCGCTGGCTCATTTGGTCAAGGCATTGGCAGGGCCGCTGACGACTACCTTACAAGCATGGCGCTCTCTATGGAGCAAGGCAGGCAAGCCTTTGACTCCGTCATCAGCAACATGGGTACGGCGCTTGATAACTTCGTCAAGACAGGCAAGCTATCGTTCAAAGACCTTGCCGGCAGCATCATTCGGGACTTGATTGCGATCCAGTTAAAAGCTTCGGCGACTGGGTTGTTTTCGATGTTGGTTAAGACGATGTTCAGCGTAGCTACAGGCGGGACATCAACTGTCGCTGATGCTGCAATTGGCGCAATGGGCGCTCCAAGGGCCGCTGGTGGCCCGGTTAGCGCAGGCGTTACCCACATGGTCGGCGAGAATGGCCCAGAGCTATTCACGCCCTCTGGCTCGGGTACGATCATCCCTAACCACGCCCTGGGCGGCGCAGGCGGCACTACCAACGTCACCAACAACTACATCAATGCCATCGATACCAAGAGCTTTGAGCAACGCCTGCTAGGCAGCGCCAATGCGATCTGGGCGGCAAATACATATGCAAACAAGAGCCTAGCAGTGGGCAGGGGCAGATCATGAGTTTTCAGACAATCGTAGATGTCCAGCAGTCAATGGTGGTGAATAACCGCCGCACTGTGGGCCAACAGGTCTCCCGCGGTGGTCAGGTCAGGACGGCTCAATACCTGACCGCGGTGCCGTGGGTCTTTACCATCGTGCCGCACAACTACCTGTACTATCCCCAGGCGCGGGCCATCATTCAGTCTATTGACAACTCTGACCGGGAGTTTGCACAGAACATCACGTTCAGCAGTACAACGCTCCAGTGGTTTACGGCTTACCAAGGCGAACTGTCTGGCGCTCAAGCAGCAGC